TTAATACGCCCTAACCCAATCGGTTTTGTATTCAACCATATCGCCGGAGACCTTCAATAAGCCTATGCCAAGCTTTTCAGCCTCCTTGGTAGTGCGGTCATCAAAAGAAAATGAACCCAACCCCAAATATATTTTAAAATCTGCATAATCTGAGAACAAAGTTCGGAAATTCGGCACTTTTCTCTCAATCATCTCTTTGGGGTCATCGCTTTGAGCACTGTACTTAACCTCAATGATGGCAACGGCATTGTCATTAAGCATGACAATATCAAACTGATCTTCTAATTTTATGTCATTTGGCATTTTCTGTGCTTTCTTGAACTTGTTGCTGACTATATCAAAATGCACCCCGGCAAAAGTTTTGCTTTTCTCAAGCGAATGAAAAAACAAATTCTCTGCAAATTCGCCATTTCTTCTGCCTATGCCACCCATCTCTGCCCAAATTTCTTTCTTTATACGCTCCTCTTCACGGCGTGCTGCCGCTCGTTCTGCTTCATAAACTTTGCACTCTGCTTCAAGTTTCTCTTTATGAGCCGCCCGTTCCGCTTCACGAGCCTTACGTTCCGCTTCACGCTGCAACTCTTGAGCTTTGCGATCCTCCTCACGAGCCTTACGCTCTGCTTCTATTTGCGCCCAAGTCTCCTTCTGCTTTTCTGCCAAACTTGCAAACAAGTCTTTTAACTCCTGATCTGTCATAAACCTAACTCCATTTTAAATTGTTGCTAGAAATATAATAAGAAATATAGAAAAAAGTACAAAACACTTTCATTTTGCAAACAAGTTTTACCTTAAAGTATCAGTATAATATAAATATAGATTTTTTTTTTGAAAATGTCAACATTTTTTTCATTTTTTTTTAAAATATTTTTACGCTAACCGTTTCCGGAAAGCGTTTTTATTGTTTTTACAATGTCAAAGCCTCATGTTAAAGCTACTTTACCACCCCTAAAAGGCTCACCCGACATCACAACGCCAAAAGCAATCTTAATAAGGCGGTGCATGACAGCAGTAAGAGCTACCATGCCATTTTTACCCTTTGCGACCAGCCTGCTATACAGTTCAGAACAAGGCTTATTCATCCCCTTAGCAGTCATAGCGCACATGAATAAAAGGCTACGAAAATAAGAATTTCCTGCCTTGGTTATCTTGCCCCTAACATGAATAGAAGTTCCGCTATCCTTGACTTTAACACCAAAGCCAAAAAAGGATGACAACCGTTCAGGAGAGGCAAAATTTTCAATGCCACGACAGCAAACAAGCAAAGCGGCCGCAGTTTTCAAGCCAAAGCCGGGTATAGTCTGCAACAGCTTGAATTGCTTTGGAAAGACTTCTGAGGCTATTGAAAAAAGCTCCTTTTCAAGCTTCTTTTTCTGCTCAGAGCAATAATCCTCAAAGCCGCCCATGACACTAAGCAAATCGTCATTTTTGCCAACAATTTCCATAGCGGCATGATTAACGTTACCTGCTTGCCTTGAAAGCTTGGAGAGACGAGAAAGCAAAGTTAAAATAATCTTGCCTCTAACAAGCTTGGGATGATGAGGCTCCCAACACGGCAAAGCCTCAATCTTATCATCTCCAGCATAATCAGCAAGATACCGGGCACAAAGCAAATCGGTATAAGCTTTGTCACGGCCCGTAAACTTCAACCAGTTACTAAACTTCAAGGCGTTAAGAACCTTAACGCTGCAACCTTTTGAATAGAGATAAGCGGCAAGCTTGTAATGATAATTGCCAGTAACCTCCATTGCAAAAAGAGAACCGGGGGGAGCTTCATTAGATAACTTTCTCCAACCTTTCTGAGAATTAGAATATTTAAAATCCTTTCCGGAGAAATGAGCATTGAAAGTATCTTTTGAAACGTCTATGCCAACAATAGGCATTTTCTTTTTATTCATAAACGACCTCACTATTATTTGTTTCAGCGCCTACACAAATGAAAGCCATCATTCCTAAAGCGTACGCAAAGGCACATCAGTTTTGACCCGGCAGAGCATTTGCCATAAGCACAGCCCAAACATATTACCAACTTGTTTGACAAGCGAAAAGCTCAAAGTGTTTACCAGCAGAATATGAAAGAGCTATAAATGTATAAGCAAAAGACGTGCCAATATATTGCAAAAAGAATGACAAAAAAATTACAGTAATAGCCCGGAAAAAGCTCTCGCTCGCTTCACTCGCTCAACGGTTTCCGGGCTAAAAAGAAAATACCCCTCATGTTGCCAAAGTTAAAACAGGCTACAAGCCCAAAAACAAATTTCCAACCCAAGCAACTCCAGTAAAGAACCCAAGGGAGAATAAAAACAGGTTAAAAAGAACGCCAAATATAATATCTTTTAACATTATTAGCTCTCCAAATAATTTTTCATTTCAAAATCATTGAATGTTTCCCAATGTTTACGAAGGGAAATTAAAATTTTAATGACCTGATAATCAGACATTTCAGAATTAGCAATCCCAATGTCTGTAATAAAGTCATGAAAGGAAGCGTATTTACGCTTTTCAAGCTTCAAAAAGCAGTGAATGATATTAGAGGAATCAAGAGCCATTTTTTTTCTCCTATGGTTAAAAAGGCAAATTTTCATTTTCAGAAGGAATAGAATAAGAGCGGCCATATTCATCCGGAGGCGTCCAGCCTTGCTCATAATCTTTCTTCAATAATTTTTTCTCAGAAAAATATCGCTCCAATTGCATGCGCATGCTAATGCGCTGATAGTTGTTCATAGTGGCAAGCTGATTGCGAAAAAGCAAATAGAATTGCTCAAATGTGTCAGCGTCACCAAGCTGCTGAAAAGATTCGTTTATATAATCAACCTCATCAAGCTTGCTAGGGAAAACAACAAATAAATCTTTGTAGGATGAATCGTTTGTTTCAACATCTATATATTTATACTGAAATTTGCCGGGATCATCAGCATGAATCAAATAACGCTTTGCCCAATGTATGGAAGATATTTTATCAAAGCTGTTAGACATCAAAAGATTATTTTCCTCCAATTCCCTGCCGCTGGCTTTGTCATCCTTGTATTTAATTTCCTGCTCGTCAGCCATGGCAAAATCCTTGAAATAGTTTTTCATCGTGACCAAATCCCGGCCATTAGACATAGTGAGCAATATATGCCAATGAGGCTTAGTTTGCAAACCTAGTTCGTCAACATCATGATTATGCTCTATATAATAATAATTTCTAGAAATGCGCCTCCCGGCCTCCTTTATGCCTTCAAGGTTAGGCCATTCGCTTGGAATAATAAGCTGCCAGCTACGGCCTTGTATCTTCTTAGGCCTTTGCTTCTTTCCAAAAGAAGCGAAAGAAGCACCTGAGTAGCTAAGGGAAAGAACAGTCATGACGGATCAATTATGTCAAAAAAGAGTTATAATAGCGATCATTGAAATAATCGTCAGAAGAAGAACGAGAAATGGGAATCCTAGCGTTACCATTATGATAATGCGCATCGAAATAATCATCATTATTCATTCTTCTTTCCTTTTCGTGCCTCATAACTTCGGAAGGCGTATGGGGAAACAAAAGCATTTCAATCACTCCTATGTTAAATGAATCTAACTACTCACTACACGCCCCTAAGTGACAAGCCCGGGGGCGTGTAGTAATGCTCAAATTTTGAGACTTTACGCACCAAGAACAGTCTAATTTCCGGCAAGCCGGAGACTGTTCTGCTTTTTATTTTTCTACTTACAGTAGAAAAACCGCTTATGTTTGCTACGCAAACGCTTAAAAAGCCAAGCAAATATTTTGTTATTCTAAACAAAACACCCCCTAACCAAAAAGGCAAGCAAAATGAACGCAACCAAAAGCTTTAACGCCATTCTAATGAAATATTTTGCTTTCGCAGCAACGCCGTAGTTTTGAAATTTCCCTCGCTTCGCTCGGGAATTTTCAAAACTACGGCTAATGTTATACATCTTATATGCAAACGCCTTAGGCATAAAAATCTCCATTTGTTAAAAAGACAAAAACATCCCGGGGCAAAAAAAACATCTTTGCCGACCCAAATCAACGGACATAATTCCCCACGCCCGGCGAGATAATGACATCAAGCTTGCCAGATGTTTTTTTTGCATGCTAACACCCCCTATAAACGATTGATGCCACCGCCGCAACACAAACGATAAAACAGCCAAACAGCCTTGGATCTGCGGACCGCCGCCTACGGCAAACAAACATTTACCTCCCTTTGGTCGGGTAAATCTTTGTTCACCTACGGCTAATGGCAAACCCAAAACAGCCAAACAGCCTTGGGACTGCGAACCGCCGCCTACGACAAACAAACATTTTCCTCCCTTTGGTCGGAGAAATCTTTGTTCATCTTCGGCTAATGGCAAACCCAAAACAGCCAAACAGCCTTGGATCTGCGGACCGCCGCCTACGACAAACAAACATTTTCCTCCCTTTGGTCGGAGAAATCTTTGTTCATCTTCGGCTAATGGCAAACCCAAAACAGCCAAACAGCCTTGGGACTGCGGACCGCCGCCTACGGCAAACAAACATTTACCTCCCTTTGGTCGGGTAAATCTTTGTTCACCTACGGCTAATGCTTTCCCACTCGCTACACCCACCGGGGGAAACCCCTCGGGATGTTGTTTACGCACCACAAGGGAAATGCCCCAAGGGTGTTGCTTGCGGACCGAAGGGAAACCCTCGGGGGAATGTTCACGCAACATCATGAACCCCCTTTGGGTTTGGTCGCATACGCAAAAAGGTAAACAACCACGAGCACAGCGACCATGCAGAAAACGGCAGGGAGAGCGCTCAGAACGCCGCCAAGGAAACCAGTAGCAAAAGCAGCATTTATGCTGTCAACCATGGCAGGAGAAAGCTCAAAAGAAAACGAGCTGTCAGAGAGAGAGGAACCGGAACAGCCACCGGGAAAATAATACTGCAGGCACATGGCAATAAAATCCTCATAATGGCCGGGAGGAGGAGCAAAGCCCGGATCAGAAAGAACCTCGCGCTGATAAACACCCTCACAGGTGAGGCCACAATTGGTATCATAATCACAATTATGATGACTGATAACACAACTAGACATAATCATTTTCTCCTAGACTGAAAAAGAAAAGACAAAGAAGCGTCAGGCTTTCTAAGCTTCAAAGAGCAAAGCGGACGCCAATGACAAGATGCACAACATTTACGATCACGACTGCAATGCTTGACAATGCTCATTTTTTAACCTCTTTTTTGGGTGGCTGGTAATGAAGGGAAGGGCATATAGTTTTATTAATGAAACGCTCAGGAAGCGTATCAATGCGGCCACCGTAACGAAGAATGTAAACGCCGCCTCGGGCACAATAATAATCATCATAAACGCCAAGGAAATCAGAAGATGTTGGAGCGTTAGGATCAAGAGGAATTTCTTTTTTTGGCATGCAAAACTTGACTACGCAAACAATGACAACAGAAAGAAGAACCCATAGCTTGTAATTGCTGAAAAATACATTCGGGCCCTTATGCTCCTTTATCATGCTTCCATCACCGCCGGCCTCATAAGATGTATAACACTTGAAAATGGAGCGGCTCAAATACCAAGTCTCACGGCCGTCAATCTTGCAGTCAACCGTTTCGCCCTGCTCGAAAATCTCAACCTTGACAGCCATGGAAATGCCAAGAGATTTCATGCGGTTAAGACGGTAATGGGCCTCTGTCAAGCGGCGTATGCCTATATCAAGCTGCTCAAAGTGCTGGGTAGCCAAAACAACATTATGCTTGCGACGCCTATGCTCCTGAAAATATGCCAAAATCTCTTTATTATACTCACTCTTGAAATCTCTATTATTCCAATACTTTTGAGCCTCGTCAATAATCAAAAGGCATTTATGAGGCATGGACATAATAACCTGATTAGCCTCCTTAATCTGAGAAGGAGGGGGAACCATCACAAATAAATTTTCTATATCCTCGGGAAGAAAATCACGCTTGTAACGCTTGCCAGCGACAATAGAAAGATAGGTAAAATTAAGACCAGCAACATTGGTGTAAACAAGCATCTGCTCAGGAGTGCCCATCTTAGATATAGCGTTCAAAATCCAACGGTTGACAAGGTTGAACGACTTGCCCGAGCCGGGCTTGCCTGTAAGCAAAACAAGAGACATCTACAAAAACCTCACTTGAATAAAATCCACATGAAAACAAAAGCGAACACAAACAACAAAACAAAGCCTATGGCAAAGCCAAGAAGGAAAGAAAGGGAATACATCATAAGCAAAACTCCCTCTCTTTATCCAAATACATTTGCTCACATAAAACGAAGCCAATGGCAAAGCCAAGAAGAAAGAAAAGAGAATGCATCATAAATAAAACCCCCTCTCTTTATCTAAATCCATTTGCTCGCATCGCTCGGCATGATGAAAAACTTTTGCGACCAAGCAGCCAGTAATAAAAGTTAAAAAACCACCAAGAGGAGGAAAAATAACAAACCACAAAAAACCCTCAACAGCAACGAAGCAGATGAAAACAACGTCACGGCAGCTCAAAAAATAAACATCAGCAAGAGCCCAAAGAAACACAGCAAAAGAAAAAAACAAAACAAAAAAAATCATAGCAAGACCTCCCGAACGATTTCTATAATTATCCTTTTCTTATGTACACCAAAAAATAAATTAAAAGGGAAAATGCCAGCCAAAAAACTAGATTCAGAAATCTCACCAGTAGCTATCAAGTAACCGGAAGAATCAAAAGAACCGGAAAACAAAGCGACATTCTTTTCGCCCCTATACTCAATGGTAGCACGATCACGCTGAACCTGTATGGTAAAACCAGTAGTGACTAAATCATACTGGGGAATGCGGTTGCCAAACTGATCTATAATATTTCCCATTAAACGCAAATCCTCACTGCCTACACGCAAAGAAGCAGTATCACGGGCAATGATTTCGGCAGTTGAAGAGTAATCCATCCATTCAGGGTTTTTAGTATCTATATTCAAAGCCGTGAAAGCGTAACGGATAATATACTTGTACTGAACAGGAGCCAAAACAACAGTGTCAACCCTGACAATAGTATCAACACGGACAATAGTGTCACGAACTATTTTCTCAATTAACTTATCCCTATAAACAACACGGGGTTTTTCTCCACCCCCGCCCGGCGGCTGAACCGCCGGGGGCGGGGGTTGGGTGGGTTTACTAGGCACAGGAAGCCATGAAGGCTGACCAAAGCAAGATATGAAAAAGAACAAGAGAAAGAAGAATGAACGCATTATTTACCCCTACGCATGACAAAATAAATGAAAAAACGCAAAAAGACTTCGCAGCATATAACTGAAATAACAATAGACATGAAAAAAGGAATGTTGAGAACGCCAAAAAAAACAGAAAAAGAACTGGGAAGCTGAGGGCAACCACCACCCAAAACCATATCAAGGAAAGAACGAATCAAAGAAGAGAAAGGAGTCATCAAGATATCAAAAAGAAAAGTCAATTGCTTCAAGGAAAAAGCATAAGCGCCTACGACAAAAATGCCTATGCCGCCAATGAACGCACCAACAGAAAGAGCCATGCCAGCGCAGCCGGACTTGAGCAAGCGGCCACCGCCTGCGGAATTAAACAGGGAACGAAGGAAAGCGAAAATGCGAGGGAAAGCCTTCGCTATGGAAACAACCACAGTAAGTATTATAGGGATAGCGGAAAGAAAAGCAAGAATAGTTTGCATCAAAAACCTCCAGAATTTTGTAGATTATGAGTTATGGGAAATAGAAAAACAGAAATAGCCTTAACGGCAATAGCGGCATTTACAGCAATGTTCTTGCTACTCAATAGCAAATGCGCAAAAGAGAAAGCGTCAGACATAATCACAGACCCCATGGAGGAAATAAGAGAACCCAAAAAATAAGACCAATAAGCATAGAACACCAAAAGCCATAAACCAAAAAATAAGCGAGAAAGAAAAAGAAAAGAACAAAAAAGGCAAAAGGGAAATCATAAAAAGAAAGGGAAGAAAAATAATAAAGAAGAAAAACAAAAAAGCCAAAAAGCAAACAAAGAACTGCGCCAAAAGTAGAAAAATCTGAGCACTCAAAACGGAGCCACTGAATATAAGCACGCTTAAAGAAATGACGAATTTGCATTCTAAAAAACTTAATCACGACGAACCCCCAAAAGACTAAAAGAAGGGGAAAGAACTGCGCCGGACTTTATCAAATAGCGTAAAGTATAACCGGAAACCCACAACCAAGAACGGCGAGCAAAAACCAAAACAGGAAATTTTATAGGCTTTTTGTTTTTTTTCAGCATATTTTCACCCCAATAGAGAAAAAATTTGTATATTTATAAGTATGAAGAAAACTACTATCATTCTCGCTTTGCTCTGCACATTCGGTGCTGGCTCGGTTTGGGCTGAAAAGTCTGAAATAAACCAAAAAAATAAAACCGAAAGAGAAAAAATTAAAGAATGTAAAGAAATTAAATGGCAATCCGAGGAATGTCAAAATATAAAAAACAGCAAAATAAAAGAAGGAAAAGTAATTTGTAAAAAAGAACCGGAATCTATGGCTTGTAAAGCTTTTGAAGAAGCAAATAAAAAACTCTAATATAGATTTCTTACACCATTCATAAACGCCTATCAAGGCGTTTTTTTGTTTGGATGGGTTTTGTATATTATGAGGCATGGGAATATTTGAATACATAGATTTTATAACGCCATATATAATACTAATATTTTTAGTAGCAATAGCTAACTTAATAGCTTGGGCAAAAAATGAAGAAATAATATTCAATAAACTATTCAAAATATTAATGACATTAATAGGAGCTACAATAATAGTATATATAGCCCTAAACATAAAAGAAGAAAGAAAAGAAGCTGGCATTAAAAAACACTCCATAATAATGGACAATATAAAAGAAGCCCAAAAATTAAACGAACAGAAACGGGAAAACAAGGAATAG